AAAACAATAAACGAAGTAAACCCTATCTCAGTTTTAGCGTTTGATAGATGGAAAATTCAAGATCTAATAAGAGAACTTGATGAATTAGGCTTTGAATGTTACGAGGCTAAATTAGAGACAGATGGTGACAAAGAAACCTTAATTGCAAAAGATGGTTATGCACACGGCATGGCAGTAATGCCGCACGGTCAAGGCTTTAAAGACATGGGTCAAGCAGTCTCTCAATTAGAGCAAGACATATTAAATCAATCGATAGAAATTCAAGACAATCCAGTGATGACAATGTGCGCGGCAAACGCAGTGCTAGAACAAGATGCATCAGAAAATAGAAAATTTACAAAGAAAAAATCAACAGGCCGCATAGATGGCATGATTTCATTATCAATGGCAAACAGAGCTATCAGACTTATAGACGCAGGCGATAGCGGCACAATATATGACACAGAGGATTTAATGATTATATGAGGTTAGAGCTAATAGATTTTATCCTACTGATAGGATTAACACTCACAGGAACGGGCGTATTCTTGCAATATGGCCTAAATGCTTCCCTTGTATCCATTGGCATACCGTTAATCATCTTAGGTATCAAAGGAATATACGCGTAATGCTACGCCAGATATTAGCGGGAGAGTCAACGCCCGATCCACACGACGACTTCTGGTATGGATCTGTAGGCATTAATACGCAGTCTGGGAGTCAGATTACTAAAGATAATTCCATGCAAGTTACCGCAGTTTACGCTTGCGTTAAAGTTATTGCTGAAACACTATCATCGCTGCCGTTTATACTTTATGAGCGCAACGGAGAGAACAAGAATAGGGCAGTAAAACGGCCTTTATATAACATTCTCCATAGTCAGCCTAACAGTTGGCAGACATCAATGGAGTTTAGAGAAATGATGATGTATCACCTTCTATTGAGGGGGAACGCATACGCTCAAAAAGTGAAGTCATTTAGAAGTGAAAGTTTAATCCCGTTACATCCTGATTTTGTTAAGCCTGTTATGCGGGATGATATGTCTGTTTATTATCAAGTTCAAACGAAAGGCGGGCTAACAACATTAGAACAAAGTGAAGTGTTTCATATTCGCGGGATGTCATCAGATGGCTTGGTTGGGTTAAGTCCAATCGAACAGCACCGCGAAACGATAGGCGCGACGATGGCCGCCAATGATTATTCGTCAAGATTCTTTAAGAATGACGCTAAACCCGGCGGAGTATTGAAGCATCCCGGTCATTTTAAAGACAAAGAGCAACGCAGCAACTTTGCTAAAGCGTGGCAACAAGCTCAAGGTGGTTTAAACAGAGGCAAAACAGCAGTATTAGAGGATGGCATAGAATATCAGGAGGTTGGCGTAAGCAATAAAGACGCTCAATTCCTAGAGTCACGGCAGTATAATAATATCGATATCGCTCGTATTTTCAGAGTGCCACCTCATATGATTGGTGATCTTACTAAATCAGCCTTTTCTAACATAGAACAGCAGAGTTTAGATTTTGTTATTCACACAATGCGTCCTTGGTTTGTACGTTGGGAACAAGCAGTCAGCCGAGATCTTATTAATGAAAACGACAAATATTTTGCAGAGTTTTTAGTTGATGGCTTATTAAGGGGCGATATCAAATCACGTTATGAGGCTTATGGATCTGCCATCACTAACGGATGGATGACTCGCAACGAAGCGAGAATATCCGAAAATAGAAACCCGATTGATGGACTAGACGAACCATTGCAGCAGTTAAATATGGCATCACCTAATGTCGAACCAAACCAACAGGCTATGATGGTTGCAAGAAAAGAAGCGGTATCAGTCACCGAAGCAAACGACAGAATAGAAAACAAAGACGAGTTCAGTCTATGGGCAATTGAATATTATGGAAAATTCAGAAAGTACATGAGAGAGCAACTTCCTATTAATATTGAGCAAGCTAACACCTACATCACAGAGTCTGCAATACAAATCAAAGAATCAGGCGATGTTAATTCACTTATGAATGAAGAATGGATCGCAGCAAGGGCGAAAAGACTAGAGGAACTTATATGAAATATCCACGAATAGTAGAAGCCGTATTCAATACTCCTTGGGCGATAATGCCCGACAAGCTAGATGCGATCATAGAATTCATAGGCATCAAGGCATCAGGGTTCGACGTTCAAGCAATGCCAGAAGCAATGCAGCACACCACAGAGTCGCCAAGCGGGCAAGTACAGGTCATTCCCGTGCATGGCGTTATCTCTCACAGAATACATATGGTTAATAATATATCAGGCGCGGGCGGAACATCAACAGAATTACTGGGGATGCAGATAGATCGCGCAGTTAATGATCCAAGCGTTACGACAATTGTGCTAGATATTGACTCACCGGGCGGATCTGTTGCAGGCGTACAGGAAGTTGCTGAGAAGATTTATCAAGCCAGAGAATCAAAACCTATTATAGCGGTTGCTAATTCAATGGCAGCAAGCGCGGCTTATTGGATAGGGTCAGCGGCAAGTGAGTTTGTCATCACGCCTTCTGGCATGGCGGGATCTATTGGTGTTTTAACAGCCCATACAGATGTTTCTAAGTTTGAAGAAAACGAAGGATTCAAAACGACCATGATTAGTGCGGGCAAGTATAAAGTTGAAGGGAATCAGTTTGAACCTTTAAGCGATGAAGCAACGCAGTCAATCCAATCAGTTATTGACAGTTATTATGAAGAATTTGCATCAACGGTAGCGCGTAACAGAGGCGCATCATTGAGCGATGTTAAGAATGGTTATGGTGAAGGTCGAGCGTTGACCGCTAAAGACGCATTAATCGCGGGTTTAGTTGATACCATTGAAACAATGGATCAAGTCTTAAGCAGAGTGACAAAAACAGCACCGTCAAGACGAATGAATGCAGAAATAGATTTACTAGAAATTCAATAGCGATCTGTTGATCGTTGAATAACAGCCGAAAGGCAAACCTTAAATATCATTTTGGAGATTATAAAATGAGCAAGCGATTAAACGTATTGCAAGAACAAAGAGCGGATGCAATTACCGCTATGCGTACTCTTGCAGATATCGAAGGCCGCGACTTATCTGATGAGGAATCAGTACAGTATGCAGGTCTTAAAGATAGCGTTGCAGCGATCAACGGCAAGATTGACGAGGAAAAGTCCTTAATCGAACTAGAGAAAGCTTCAGCCATCACTAACAAAGAGGCGGTCAATACCGTAACCGTATCAAGTTCTATCGATATGAGAGAAAGCGATCCTAAGGGTGGCTTTGATCATATTGGTGAGTTTGCTGTTGCGGTGTATAACGCAGCACGGCCTAATGGCAATGTTGATAACCGTTTATTGATTGGCGCAGCACCTACATCTTTTGGAAACGAGTCAAGCGGTGCAGATGGCGGCTTTTCAGTACCAGCTGATTTCAAGTCTGAGATCAAAAAGCATGAACTAGCAATGGATTCATTCTTACCAATGACTGATAACACGAATGTTTCAGGCAACGGTATGTGCTTCCCTGCTGACGAAACAACTCCTTGGGGTTCAGATGGCGTACGCGCATATTGGGAATCAGAAGCAAGCCAAGCCACACAAACGAAACCAGTTCTTGAAGAAAGAAACTTGCGTTTGCGTAAATTGTTTGCATTAGTACCTGTAACCAATGAACTGTTGGCGGATTCTTCTGCAATGGCATCTTATTTGCCAAGCAAAGCAGGCGAGTCTATCCGATATAAAACCAATGACGCTTTTGTCAATGGTGATGGCGCAGGTAAGCCTTTAGGTATAGCCAACTCAGCAGCACTTGTATCGGTTGCGAAAGAGTCTGGACAAACGGCAGATACTATTGTTGCGGCTAACGTAGCTAAAATGTATGCCCGCAATCCTAACGCTTATCGTTCTACTTGGGTTGTGAATCACGACGCATTACCGCAGTTGTTCACTATGACTATCGGTGATCAGCCTATTTGGACGCCACCTACAAGCGGCTTCAAAGAAGCTCCTGGCGGCATGTTACTAGGTAGACCTGTTGTTGTTTCGCAAACTTGCCAAACGGTAGGCGACGCAGGCGACATATATTTTGTTGATTGGATGGGATATCAAACAATCACGAAATCAGGCGGGATCGAGGCTTCAACTTCTATGCACTTATGGTTTGATTATGACGTTATGGCGTTTCGATCAATCTTTCGCGTAGATGGTCAGCCTTGGTTAAATTCAGCAATCACTCCTGCTAATGGCTCTAACTCTCTGAGTTATTATGTCAATCTAGCAGCTAGAGCGTAAGGGGAACTATTATGAATAGTAAAAAACCAAGCGAATACATTGCTATATCTGGCGTAGTCGACCCTGATGCAAATGCTGCCGCAGCGTACACTTCTGATTATGTAGACATGGGTAAGTTTGAGTCTGCTGTTGGTATTGTACTGGCGGGAACATTGGGAACTTCTGCAACTTTGGACTTTAAGCTAGTTCAAGCATCAGATTCTAGTGGTACAGGCGTTAAAGACATAACCGGGAAAGCAAGTACTCAGCTAACTCAAGCAGGCACTGACTCTGATAAGCAGGCAAGTATCGATGTACGTGCAGAAGATCTTGACACCGATAACGGATTTAATCATGTTGCACTGATAATGACAGTAGGGACAGCCACAAGCGATTGTGCTGCCGTTCTTTTGGGTTGTAACCCGCGTCATGCTCCTGCAAGTGACAACGATCTAGCATCAGTTGATGAGATTGTATAGGTAGTTCAATTTGGGGCTATTAATTTAGCCCCTTTTTTGAGGTAAGCATGAAGATTAAATTTATACAAGAACCAAAGAAGAACAGCCTAGGTGACAATGACGAGTTTGTTGTTGGTAAAACTTACGATCTTAAAGATGAGTCTGCTGAAAGGTGGATTAGGCGCGGAGTCGCTGAGATTGTGATCGCTTCTAAGAAGATTAAAGAATAATGGCATTAACATTAGTCACACCACCATCAATAGAGCCTGTAACAGTCGCAGAGGCTAAGACTAACTCGCGCATAACTGGATCTGACGACGACACCTATATAGGGCTATTAATAGAGGCGGCGAAGGATCATGTTGAGAACTATACTAAGCGCAGCTTAATAACTCAAACATGGGATTGGACAATAGATGGCGGGTTAAGGAATGTTTCCATACCTAAAGCACCACTTCAAAGCATTACATCTATCAAATATATCGATAACACAGGATCAGAATCAACATTATCAACAAGCATCTATAAAGTAGACGCGAGTTCCGAGTCTGGGCGTATTGTATTGGCGTATGATCAATCATGGCCTACAGCACGACATGAAATAAACAATGTCACAATTAGACTTGTTTGCGGTTATGGCGATGCAGCAACAGACATTCCAGAGGCGGTCAGATTCGCTATTTTATGGCTTGTAGATCATTGGTATGAACACAGATCATCTGTTTCAGAAATAACATTAACAGAGACACCAATAAGCCTCACTAATGTTCTTTGGCCTTACCGAGTTGATTTCTTCTAATGGAATCAGGAAAATTAAGACATAGTTTAGCAATCCAATCAGCAACAGAAGTTGAAGGCACGATAGGTAATGCTCAATCTGTTACATGGGCGACAATTACAACAGTTTGGGGAAGTGTTAGACCATTATCAACTAAAGAAGTGACGAACGCTCAAGGCATTGATTCTAGCACATCACATCAAATTACAATCCGTTACTACGCAGGATTAACAACGAAACATAGAATATTGTTTGGCTCAAGAGTCTTTAATATTATGCAAATACAAAATAGAAACGAATTAAACAGAACAATAAATATTATTGCTTCGGAGAACGTATGAGCTTTATTGATATATCAGTTTTAGGCGATAAAGAATTACAAAACAGCCTTAGGAAACTCGATATCAAACTACAAAAAAAGATATTTAAAAAGGCAGTTAGGGACGCAGCAAAACCCATACTAGCTAACGCTAAGTCATTAGTGCCTGTTGATACTGGAAAATTAAAAGAAAGTATTAAATTAAAAACAGGGACAGGCAGGAGAGGAACAGTAGGAGTCAGGATTGAGACAGGTACTCGAGCAGACTTAGGGATTAATGCAGATGATGTGTATTTTTACCCAACAGTGATTGAATATAATAATACATCTTACCTAAGAGCGGCAATTGACAAAAACCCGGAAGCCGTTAAAAGGCAAATAGGGCGCAATATAAGGACCGCATTAGGGTGAGCCTAAAAAGCGCATTATATAGCCATTTAAAAGGCGATTATGGCGTTACTTTCACAGTAAACGCCACAACTAACGTGCTGACAGGCTCTCACACGCGATCTAACGGCGATAAGGTAAGAGTCGCAAGCACAACAACCATCCCGTCAGGATTGTCCACAGATACGGATTATTTTGTTATAAATGTTGCGGGGAATGATTTTAAATTGTCAGCAACGTCAGGTGGGGCAGAAATAGACATCGTTGACACAGGAACAGGCACTCAATCATTAGGCACATCAGTAACTGACCAAGTCTTAAAACGCATATATGCGGGGCATGCCCCGCATAACGTAATAGCGCCTTATATCGTATACAAAAGAGTCTCAGAAAACAGAAACCATACACTACTTAGCCCTGATGGACTGGTTAAGACTCGTATTCAGTTTAACGCATACGCGCAAGATCCAGTTGAGTGTGAAAATATCATAGATTCATTAAGAACGATCTTAGATGGATATGACAAAGCAATGGGATCATTAGATGTCCGTTTAGTTTTATTGGATGGCGTTAATGATTCATTTATAAACCCGATTCATGGCGATGAAACAGGCTTATCACAAGTCTCGATAGACTTCTTTTTTCACTACGCAGAAACAATCCCTAACCATTAAGCCCGGAGACAATAATGTTTATACTTAATAAATTCATCGCTTTATTCTTTTCACCAATAAAGTTCTATGTTGCAGTCACACCAGATTTAGGTCACGGCACAGCTATAACCTTTTCAACTGGCTTTCTCGCTAGAGTGCTAGATGTGAGTTGGTCAGGCATAGAAAGAGCGTCAATCGAAACCACCACGATGGATGATTCAGCAGGCGGAAAGACGTTTATGCCCGGCGATATGTATGATCCAGGTGAGTTGTCAGTAGAAATGCAGTTTGACAGCGATGCAACTCCTCCTGTTAATAGTGCGCCTGAAACTGTCACGGTTACATGGCCTGATGCAGAAACAATGGCAGCACAAGGCTTCATGACAGGATATGAGATAGGGAATGTAAGTTCAGAAGGCGTCATGACAGCAACAGCGACCATTAAATTCACAGGCGACATAACATTCTAATGCAAGTTAAAACTTTAACAGGGCGTGACTATATTGATCTTACGAAAAACATGCCAAAGGAAGGCGCGACAGACGCAGATGCTATTGAGGCGTTAGCTCACTTCTGCTCTATTGCTATAGTTGGCGATGATGGTCAATTAGTAGAATCCGATCATGAAAAATGGCTTGATAAGCCGTTTAGTGAGCTGGAGAAATACGGGAATCTGGTCATGGATTCATTCACGGGTAACACAGTCGAGGATGCTGAAAAAAAATAGCCGCTCATCCGATACTTGTGTTTGCACATAGGCTAGGGCTTGCACTTGGTGAACACAATATAAATAGGATGTTGGGTGAGCTAACATCAGATCAGCTTATCGATTGGATAGCATACTCTAATCTTGAACCTTTTGGAGAAGAAAGGGGAGACTTAAGAAGTGCGATCATAGCCTCAACAATTGCAAACTGCAATCGAGGGAAAGGACAACGAGCCTTTAAAGTGAATGATTTCATGCCAAAATTCAACGAACCCAAAAAGACATGGCAAGAAATGAAAGCATCGTTTAAACAGTTTGCAAAACAACATAATCAATTAAATAAGGTGGGCAATGGCTAACGCGGGCACATTATCAGTCTCGATTCTTGCGAGAACTAAGAAGTTTAGATCCTCCATGAAGCGGATCAGGAAAGACTTATCGCGGTTTAAGAGCCGTGTATTCTCCCTGAATAGCGCCTTATTGGCGACTGCGACAGGTGGCGGGCTAGGTTTCTTTATTAAGAAGCAATTCGAGGCTATCGATCAGTCTGCTAAGTTTGCTGACGCGATTGGATTAACAACTAAACAACTAGCAGGGTATCAACTTGCAGCAAAGATCACAGGCGTCGAGCAATCTCAACTTAATTCAGGTCTAGCGCGTTTCCAAAAGAACATAGGCGATGCGGAAGATGGCTTATCAACATCGGTTAGAGCGCTAGGAAAGTTAAATTTAAAATTTAATGACCTTAAACACCTTTCAACAGACGAACAGATAAAATTAGTTGCTGATC